TAATATGGCCAGACTTTTTGGATTTTCTATTGGGGACAAAGAAAAAAAATCTGCTTCCATAGTTTCCCCCGTTCCTCCTAATAATGAGGACGGGGTTGATAACTTTGTCGCAAGCAGTTTTTATGGTTCCTACGTAGATATTGAAGGTGCTTACAGAAACGAATCTGAGTTAATAAAAAGGTATCGAGAAATGGCACTACATCCGGAAGCGGATGGTGCCATTGAAGATGTAATTAATGAAGCGATCGTGAGCGATTTGTATGACTCACCAATTGAAATTGAACTTACAAATTTAAATGCCAGTGACAAATTAAAAAAGGCAATCAGAGAAGAATTTAAAACAATTAAGGAAATAATGGACTTTGATACAAAGTCCCATGAAATTTTTAGGAATTGGTATGTTGACGGAAGACTCTATTACTTAAAGGTAATTGATGTCAAGAAACCAGAAGAAGGGATCAAAGATTTAAGATATATTGATCCAATGAAAATGAAGTATGTTCGTCAGGAGAAAAAACCCGATAAAAATTCTGCCGTAACTTTGAGATCAAATAGAGATGAAGATGCATCTAGAGCACTTTCACCCGAAATTGAAGAATATTTTGTTTATACGCCAAAACCGAATTATCCATCAAATGCTCTAACCGGAGGTGGTGGTGCTAAAGGAGTCAAAATAGCAAAAGATTCGGTTACTTATGTTACTTCAGGATTAGTTGATCGCAATAAAGGAACTGTACTTTCTTATCTTCATAAAGCAATTAAGGCACTCAATCAACTTAGAATGATTGAGGATTCTCTGGTCATCTACAGATTATCCAGAGCACCAGAACGTAGAATTTTCTACATTGATGTTGGCAATCTTCCAAAAGTAAAAGCAGAACAATACCTCAAAGAGGTCATGTCTCGCTACAGAAATAAACTGGTTTATAATGCAAACACGGGTGAGATCCGTGACGACAAAAAATTTATGTCCATGATGGAGGATTTTTGGTTGCCTCGTAGAGAGGGTGGTCGCGGAACTGAGATCACTACCCTACCTGGTGGGCAGAATTTGGGAGAACTCTCAGATATTGAATACTTCCAGAAGAAACTCTATAGAGCACTTGGTGTTCCCGAATCCAGAATTGCTGCTGATGGTGGATTTAACCTTGGTCGCTCTTCTGAAATTTTACGTGATGAACTTAAGTTTTCCAAGTTTGTTGGTCGCTTAAGAAAGCGTTTTGCAAACATGTTCAATGACATGTTGAAGACTCAACTTATACTTAAAAATATTATCACTCCAGAAGATTGGGAAGAAATCAGAGATCACATTCAATATGATTTTCTTTATGACAACCAATTTGCAGAGTTAAAAGAAACTGAGATGATGAATGAGCGTCTAGGAACGCTTGCAACTATTGAACCTTACATCGGAAAATTTTATTCAAATGAATATGTTCGTAAAAAAATTCTTCGCCAAACTGATGCAGAAATTATTGAAATTGATGAGCAAATTGAGCAGGAAATTAAGGATGGAATTATCCCTGATCCAAATGCAGTTGACCCCATCACGGGAGAACCTCTGCCCGCAGAAGGTGAAGATATGGGAATGATGGGTGATGTTCCAATGGAACCAGAGATTGATGGCAGCGTCACTGATGCAGAAATGCAAAAGGATACTAAAAAGGCCGAGATATAAATAAATGAATAGGACTTATATTAATTTTTATGGAAGAACTTGTAGATTTGATTGCTGTTGATTCGTCGGCAGCAGAAGTTAGTGACAAAATTAAAGATATTTTGTTTACAAAGGCAACTGAAAGGATTGATAGTTTCAAACCAGAGGTTGCAACTTCTATGTTCAGTGAAGTAGAACCTGAAGACCAATCATCATCTGAGGATCAAGAATAATGGCACATAAACCGGTAGGAAGTGGAGTATCTTTTGCTGTTGCCACGGCATCGGCATCGTCAGGTATTATGACTCATTTTACCGATACTGTTAGAGTACATGCACTTGGTGGAGATGCACATGTAGCGGTTGGAATTGATCCCACTGCTGCAAATGCTAATTACTACGTTTCATCTGGTGGAACAGAAACACTGAGTATCGGTAGACCAAAGTCACAAAAAGTTGTTGGTGTCACAACAGGAGCAACTACCACGATTGATTTCCCTGCAGGAAGCGGAAGTCCATTTGAAGTTGGAGATAAAGTTCAACTGACTGGAATTGTTCCTGCTGGTGCCAATGGCGGAACTTCGGGAATAGGACTCACAGTTCTTTCAGTTCTTGATGGATCTTTTAGTAGTAATTCTAACGGAGATCCTGGATTTTTCAGCACAAGACTTACTCTTGCTCACAATACAACAAGTGTAGGACCAATCACTGATGGTGAAGGTGAACTGAGAGATGTCTTCCAAGTGGCAGCAAAAGGAACTGCTTCAGCATTGTATGTCCAACAAGTTCAAATTACTGGGGTAGCATGATGAAATTAATCACGGAAGAAATTTCTAGCGTAAAATTTGTCACTGAAGGCAAAGGATCCAATAAAAAAATGTATATTGAAGGAACCTTCCTTCAAGGTGAGATCAAGAACCGCAATGGAAGAATGTATCCTGTTTCAACTCTTGCAAAAGAAGTTGGAAGATATAACGAATCATTCGTCAATAAAGGACGTGCTCTTGGTGAACTTGGACATCCTGATGGTCCCACTGTAAATCTTGATCGTGTTTCCCATAAAATTGTTTCTCTTACTCAAGAAGGAAACAATTTTAGAGGTAAGGCACAACTTCTCGATACGCCGATGGGTAAGATTGCAAAGTCACTTCTTGATGAAGGTGTGATGCTTGGAGTTTCTTCTCGTGGAATTGGTTCTATTAAAGAAGATAATAATGGTGTAAAAGTTGTAGGTGAAGATTTCATGCTAGCAACTGCTGCTGACATCGTTGCTGATCCCTCTGCCCCTGATGCTTTTGTTTCAGGAATTATGGAAGGAAAAGAGTGGGTATGGGAAGGTGGAATTCTTCGTGAGCAACTTGCAGAAAACACTCAAAAAAGAATCAACACTCTAGTTGATCAAAAAACTCTTGAGGAGCATAAGCTCCAGTTATGGAACAATTTCCTCTCAAATCTTTAAATTATAAATAAATATAGATTAATACAATCATGTCTAATCAAATGTCCGTTGGTAGCAATTTACAAGAAATGGAAAACGTAGTAACTAAAAACGCTGCGCCTGGAGATCCAATGCCTAAGTTGACCACAGGTGGTACACCTCCAACTTATGAAGATCTAGGTGGGCCAACCCCAGAAAACTCTAAGCCAGATGACGACAGCAATAAGCTGAAGACTCCTGGTGCAACTCTCAAGCAAGTTAGAGATGTAGTCAACAAAGGTGCAAAACCTGCGGAAACTGCCAAAGGCATGAAAGAAGAGGAAGCAGAGGTTGAAGTAGAAGAGGATCAAGAAATTGTATCCGAAGAAGAAGCAACTGAAGAAGAAGTAGTTTCTGAAGAAGAAACCACCGAAGAAGAAGTTGTTGCTGAAACTACTGAAGAATCTGAAGAGGCAATTGTCGAAGAAGAAGTAATTGATGTCGAAGAAGATATTAATGCCTTGATTTCTGGCGAAGAACTCTCCGAAGAATTCCAAGAAAAAGCACGCACTATCTTTGAGACAGCAATTAGAACTAAAATTGCAGAAATTAAAGAAGAGATGAAGTCTGAATATGAGCAGTCTCTCGTCGAAGAAGTTGCTGCTGTTAAGGCAGAACTTTCTGAGCGCACTGACGCTTACCTTGAGTATGTTGCTGACGAGTGGATGTCTGAAAATCAACTCGCAGTTGAGCACGGTCTTAAGACCGAAATGACCGAATCATTCCTTTCTGGAATGAGAGGACTTTTTGAAGATCATTATGTAACTATCCCTGAAGAAAAATATGATGTAATTCATAGTATGGTAGAAAAACTTGATGAAATGGAAGATAAACTCAATGAGCAAATCAACAAGAACGTTGCTTTAAATAAAAGATTATCAGAATCGGTTGCCGATGTAATCCTTGCGGATGTGTCAGAGGGTCTTGCTCTCTCCCAAAAGGAAAAACTCGCTTCTCTTGCTGAAAATGTTGAGTTTGAAAGTGAATCTAACTATCGTGAAAAACTGGAAACACTGAGAGATTCTTATTTCTCCACTAACTCCAGCGCACAAAGAAACCATTCAGAATCTATTTCTGAAGGTGCAGAAGGCGGAAGTCAACCAGAAGTATCTGGTTTGATGGAGTCATATCTTCAGACTCTGAATAGAGTTTCGAAAAAGTGAGTTTTTAAATTATTAACAACAAACAAAACAAAAAAATTTAAGAGGTAAAATTCAAATGCAAATGTTCAATTCCGAACAACTGCAGGAGAAGTGGGCACCAATTCTTAACCATGATGGTCTTGGAGAAATCAAAGATCCTCATAAGAGAATGGTAACCTCCGTTCTTCTGGAGAACCAAGAAAAAATGATCAAAGAGGAGCAAGAGTTCCTTTCTGAAACGCCAACCAACGCCACTTCTGGTGGTACTGGAGCAATCAGTAATTTTGATCCCGTTCTGATCTCCCTGATCAGACGTTCCATGCCTAACCTGGTCGCTTATGACCTTGCAGGCGTTCAACCGATGAATGGTCCTACTGGACTGATCTTCGCAATGCGCTCCCGCTACGCTACTCAGGGCGGCGAAGAGGCATTCTACAACGAAGCAGATTCCGCATTCTCTGGTCAGAGTGATGGTTTCAACCTGACTAGTGGAGCAACTCAACTTGCCGTTGGTTTGGGTACTACCAACCAGCAAGGAACTAACCCTGGTGCTCTTGATGGCACTTTCCCTGCTACTGCTGATGCCACCACCTACAACGTAGGTCAGGGCATGACCACTGCTAACGCAGAAGACCTGGGTGACGGTGGTGGACAATTCAACGAGATGGCATTCTCGATTGAGAAAGTCACCGTTACTGCTAAGTCACGCGCTCTGAAAGCCGAGTATTCACTCGAACTTGCTCAGGACTTGAAAGCAATTCATGGTCTGAATGCTGAAGCGGAACTCGCCAACATTCTCTCTACTGAGATTCTGGCAGAGATTAACCGCGAAGTTATCAGAACCATCTATAACGTTGCTGTTCCTGGTGCTCAGGCGAATGTTGCAACCGGTGGTACTTTCGACCTCGACGTTGACAGCAATGGTCGTTGGTCTGTTGAGAAGTTTAAGGGTCTCATCTTCCAGATTGAGAGAGACGCTAACGCCATCGCCCAGCAAACTCGTAGAGGGAAGGGTAATATGATCCTCTGCTCTGCTGATGTTGCTTCTGCACTCACCATGGCAGGTGTTCTTGATTACACCCCTGCACTCAACGCTAACCTTAACGTTGACGATGCTGGCAATACCTTTGCTGGTGTTCTTCAAGGTAAGTATCGTGTATACATCGATCCTTATGCTGCCAACGTTTCTGCTAATCAGTACTACGTTGTTGGTTACAAGGGTTCTTCACCTTACGATGCAGGTCTCTTCTACTGCCCCTACGTTCCTCTTCAGATGGTTCGTGCAGTTGGCGAGAACACCTTCCAGCCCAAAATCGGATTTAAGACTCGCTACGGCATGGTCGCTAATCCCTTTGCTCGTGGTGCTTCCCTCGATAACCCTGGCGTTATTGCTCGTAACTCTAACCGCTACTATCGTCGCGTTAGAGTCAACAACCTCATGTGATCCATCGGACACATATTTTCAAAGGACCCTTCGGGGTCCTTTTTTTGTCTAAATACAGATAAAAGCATTCCTGAGATGAAATCGACACCTAGAGAGCATAAAGAAGCACTTGATCGTCATGCTAAACTTATACAACATTTAATTGATGAAGGTTATGCAGAAGACGAAGAATCTGCAAACAACATCATCATGGGTATGAGTGAACAATGGTATTCTTTAATTATTGATTAATGAAAAATTTCAATAAATTTATTTCAGAAGCAACTGCAAAAAAATGTCCTCCGGGACAATACTACTGCTATACTGATAAAAAATGTAAAAAAATTCCTAAAGGATATCGTGTTGGAGTCCGTGGATACTTAGCAAGAGATAATGAAAGTGACGACAATGACGGAGATTCTAACAAAAATGGGAATGTGGGAATGGTAATGGAAATGGTGGCAGTGGCAATGGCGGCAACGGTAATGGTGGTGGCGGCAATGGCGGTGGTAACGGCGGTGGAGGCGGTAATGGAGGAATAATAATGGCGACAGCATTTGATAAGCAGATCCAGAACAGGAATTTTCTATCACCTGTTGGATTTAGATTTACACTGGCAAAAGAACCCAAAGTATCTTTCTTTTGCAATTC